TAGCCTTTGTTTTCCAGTTCTTGCTTAGTGACTAATGTACTAGTGTCGATTTCTGGCTTGCTCTCTAAACGGCTTACTCGTTGTTTTAAGTCCGTATCGTTGTAAGATTGCGGTAGCTCTGATTTCTTAGCGTATTCTGTAAGTGACTGGTGTTCTGTTAAGTATCCTTTGCTAGCCAGCTCCTGTTTAGTTACTAGTCCGCTAGTATCTGCTTCGGGTTTTCTCTCTAAACGTGCTACGCGCTCTTTAAGTTCCGCGTCGTTATACGTTTGTGGTAACTCTGACTTCTTAGCGTATTCGGTTAATGGCTGGTGTTGAGTTAAGTAGCCTTTACTTTCAAGCTCCTGTTTAGTGACTAATTCGATTGTATTGATTTCTGGCTTGCTTTCTAAGGCCGTTAAACGACGTTTTACGGGTTCGTCGTCGTAAATGGTATCTTTATCCGTCTTTTGCTCTAAAGCTTCAATTTTGCCCGTTAATTTTAAAATTTCGCTATGGTCTGCTTTGTTTTCTAGTTCAGCACGTAGCCCGCTGTCGTCATACGTTCCGCCTTGCTCCTTAATTTTATTAAAAAGCGCGTCTAGTTCTTGTTTGGTAACAATGCTTTCAGCGTCCACGATACGGCCTGTAGTTCGCTCGATTAAAGGCGTATTTTTAGCCCTGTCGATAGCGCTAAGTCTTACGTTAAATACGAACGCGTAAACGTCCGTAGCTTGCTCGATTTTCTCAAAGTACACATAGCCTACTACTGGCTCGTCTTCAATGATTAAAGAACTATCAAACGGGACTGTAATAGTATTGCCTTCGATTGTAGCTGTTACTGTTACATAGCGTTTAGTCTCCTTGAAATAAAACAAGCATAGTACTTTAGTGGCTGTTAATTCGTCCGTAGTAAACTTGAATACGGCCGTACCTTTATCCTTGCTGTAGATTTCGTGGCCTAACTTTTCAACGGTACGGCTTACGCTCGTAACTGTTAAATGTTTTTTGATTACCTTATCCACAAAATTCCCCCTTTTCTTTTAAAAAAAACGGGGGACTATATAAGCCCACCCGCTTTAATAATTCTATTGATTGTTAGGACGTTCGTACGTCATAGCGCGCGAACTGTCACTAATTCCGCTTGTAGTAGGGTCGTTAACAACGCCCACGATTACTAATACTACAAAAACCGCGTTAATAAATACTACTAACTTATCTACTGTTTCGCCTAACTCTAAGCGAATATTAAATACAGCTAAAAACGTTTGTAGCAATAAAGCTAAAGCTGGTACTAATGTAATCCAAAATGTTTTGTTTAATAAGCGTACTTTCCAGTTAATCATGATTTTTCAATCCCTTTCTTTTCGTAAACTCCGTTTTTTACGGGTAGTTTTTTATAAATTTCGTATAGGTCGTGTATCTCTCCATTACCGCCCAGCTTTTCGTAGCTGTGGTATAGCTTACTAATCTCTGTAGAACGGCTTAAGGTTGTATAACATAGTCTTATATCCCTAGTCATTTCTTTAAAGAGTCTATAGCGTTGCGTATTTCTAATACCGTCCCTATTTTCTCCACCTATTTCTTTAACTTCTGAAACGTCCTTTTTTAATTCTGCTATTTCTACGTTAATTTCTAGTAACTTACTTGTAATAAGTTCCACGTTTTTCTTTGATTGTGTCGTTATCTGCGCTGTGATAATGCTTACGATACCGCCAATACAAGCGATTACTACAGCGTCCGTTATAATTGGACTCAACGCTTAACGCTCCATGATTTCAATAGCTGTTTCAAGCTTCTTCAATTCGTCGCGTTTGTTAAAAATAGACTGTTCCGCGGTGTTGATTTTGTCAGACTTAGCGGTAACGTCTGCTTCTAGTGAAGCTTTTTCTTTCTTCAATGCGTCTACTTCTTCCGTCTTCATGTTGATTTCGTTTTTTAGTTGTTCTCGTTTTGTTCGTACTTGTTCTAGTTCCATTTATTTACCCCCTTAAATTAAGAATGAAACATTATCAAAGTTTAACCACTCTTTAGTTATTCCAGAACGGGTACTTATGCGTCCCGCTGGGCTTATATGTAGTATAGCGTCTAAGTAGTTGTTATTCAACGCTCGGACGTATAGCCCCTGTGTAGGTCTAAAGCCTTCTGGAAGTGTTGCTATAGACTTATCATGTCCGTTGTCGCCTTTCCAGATGTTCCCGCGTAAGTGTACTACGTTTCCTACTTTGCTGTAGTATGCGTCTCCGTATGAGCTGTAATGTTGCCACCCGCTCTCTAACGCCATTCTGTTCCATTGTGTAGTCTCTGCCATTGTGTTCCAACCTTTCCAATTGTCGTTAACGCTCGAACGTGTGTATACTTTATCGCCTGTGTATAGCGTTTGATAGATTACTTTTTTGTTTACGTCCTGCCTTTTTGCCACTTGAAGTACTCCGTCCGTAACTCCTTTAGGTAAGTTATTATAACTAGCTTCTATCTCGAAGTATCCAGCCTGTGTAAAGTGGTTACAATCTCCGTAACCTTTAAGCTTTAACGCGTTCCCTAGTTCGTCCGTAAGCTGTCTGGTTTGCATTGGTAAGCCCCAGTATAGCACTTGACTACTAAAGTCAACGCTATTCTTAAACTTAGACGGGATAGAGACGGTAAACATATTTTTTTCATTTTCTTCTGGTATTGCTCCAATAGATAAGCCCAGACGACTTAACACGGCTAGTACGTTCGCTGTCCCTACGATACGCTCTGATTTAGCTGTACTGTTAAACTTATCCGTTACAGTAAGCTCGATATCGTACGCTTGTTCCAGATTGTATACGTTACCTAAGTCTAGGACTTTTACAAAAGGTACTACTGTATCTGTTGTTGTTAAAGCTGTATTATACGTTACCGCTCCGCCAGTACGTACTGCGTATCGTACCGTTATTCGGTACTCGTTTACGTTCCGCCCGTCGATTTCAATAGCGGGTACGTGTACGTTAACTTGGGCTTTAACATTCCTGTTAGTCCTGTTTCCTGCCCGTGCTGGTATAAATAGGTTAATACGTGGCGGACTGTACGCGTGTACTGTGATAGGTTGCGTTTTAATGTGCTTACGTCCGCGTGTGTCGATTACTTCCGCTTCTACGTCGTATCGCCCTACGTCCTTAGATGTGAATACAGCGGACTGACTGCTTACGGACTGGCTACGTACTCTAATTCTGTATTCTTGGATTGTAGCACCGTAAACGCTCGAAGCTCCTACAATGTTAACCCGTATTTTACTACGGTCTTGAATGAAGTTATACGCCTTTAAAGTAAGCGCTGTATCGTTGCTAGCGTCGTCCACTTCCAGACGCTCGAAGGTAGGTACTAAGCTTTCTGGTACTTTGATTTTATTACCGTAGCTGTACGCGTCGTCCCCTATTTGTTTGCCTTCGTGTGTAAATGTACGTACACAGATATCTAGCGTCCCCGTGTCGCTTGCTGTTACCTTTTCGGCCAGTTCGATAGGCGGTACGAACTCTTTAGCGTAGGCTACATTAGTACCTACTTCAATCCATTCAGAACTATTCACACGATACCATACAGTATGCTTAAATGTTTCAATTTTACGGTCAATTTCAACGCTTACGGGCTGGCCTAGTTCAGTGGCTGTAACTCTTTTAATATGGCTTTCTCTATCAATCTTAGTTAGTTTAGCTGTACCACTAAACCAACCTAAGTCCCCGAAGCCCGCTACGTCCGTTAAACGCGCCCAGATTGTAAACGCCTTGCTACCGTCCTTATCGTGCTGGATTACCTTACGGCCTTTACCGAAGCTTACCCACGACTTATCCCGTAAGTCATACGTTACATTTTGCTCAAAAATAACGTCGTTCCAGTTAAAGTACACACTGGCTACACTAGTCCCGTACAGATTGTATACGTAAGTCGTATTACGTTCTAGCCATAGCTCCCACTCTACCGTACTGGTGTTATTTACCTTATCTATAGCGACTTCGTTAACAGTAAGTACTAAGTTAACGTATCCGTTATATAGAGTTTTACTAATTCTATTCTGTTCCATTACTTGTTAAGCACCCCCGCGTAAGAAATAAAAGTAAATTCGTCTCCGAATTTCTCGAAGATATGATTACCAATAGTGATAGATTGCCAGAAAGCACCACTAACAATAAACATTTTTTGTCCGCTCATGTAGGCCGTTACTTTACCCCCGTCCAGAAATTCTAAACGGTCGTTATCAAGCTTCATTTGTAAATTAGCGTCCTTACGTCCAATTAAAAGCCCGTCGTCCGAAAAGTCGAAGTATGCGCTTAATGTACGTATAATCGCGCTTGATTGCTCTAAGTTAAGTTCTAGCGCTTTCTGTCTCTCTCCTAGCCCTTTTATCGTTTGCTCTTTCTCTAGGATACGATTATATGCTTCTTCTAGGTCTCCGAAGCGCCCCGTAAGGTCTCTGGTATACTTTTCGTTTTCCTTCACGCTCTCTATTTCTTGGATAATGGCCGTAAGTTTGTCCGCGTATTCACGATTATTCGTCTCCCAGTCACGCTTAAATTTCTCTATATCCTGCTGGTTGTCTGAGATTACGTTGCTCCATTGTCCATTTACATAGATTTTAACGACTTCTTTAGTCCCGCTGGTATCTGTCCATAAGTCTCCACTTTGAGCGCTCTCTGGTGGCGTATTGCCCCTGTATTTAGCTATTACAATGTCTTTTAAGTAGATTGACTGTACTAGCTCCCGCTCTCCGTTCTTATAAGCTTCACAGATAAACGTAGCCTGTACGTTAATATCCGCTTTAGATAGCTGTAGCGTTTTTCCTGTGTGGTCTAGCGCGTTCCATTCGTCGTCCGTGCTAGGTTGCTTATCGCTCTTACGTTTCCACTTAAACGTATACTGCTCCGCTACGTCAATATCGAAGCGTGTTACTTTAGCTTCTAGCGTAGTGCTGGCCGTATCTGTAAATACTGTTCCGTTCTGTGAATAGATATTTAATACGGCTGGGACTTTAGAAAAGTCAAAGGCGTTATTATTTAATAGCTTTTCTACAACCTTAAGTCTATCGTCTACGTTTGTTTCCTTGTATTCGATATTAGAAATAACCGCTTTTCCGTCTCCTAAAACGGCTACCCTACCTTCAATTTTCTGTACCCTTGCGCTAATTTTTAGCGCGGGTTTAAAAGTGTAGTCCACGATTTCTACGGTATCGCCTTTTCTAACTTCTTCTGGAAGCTCCGAAAACTCTACCGTGTACTCTACTTCTGGATATGCTCGTTTTTTTAACTGCGCTAGCGTTTCTTGGAAAAGTTTTTCCTGCGTTTGCGCTTGGGACTCGTAAGTATCTACTACGTAGCCCCCGTCCCTAGATACGTCCGCGTGTCTACTCCAGCGCGCGCCTTCTTGTAGGTCGTGGATTGTGTCCCAGCCAACCCAGTAGCGCCCGTCGTTGTATTTGTATCCTTGTAGCGTTATATCATTAGCCCCGCGTCCGCGTAAAGCTGTCGCTAAGTTCTGTATACTAGATTTTCTAGTGATATTCGTTACTTCGCGCCCGTATTCCAGTCTGATAGGCGTGTTACGTCCTAAACGCTGTACTACGTGGATTAGCTTACGTGTAGGCTTTCCGCTTTCTTCGATAATTTCGTACTCTAGTTCAGCGTCGAAGCTTCTAGCTACTTGTCTTAAGCGCTTCGTAGCTGTCTCGAAGCCTTCATACTTAAGTTTTCTGGTCTTTCCTGCTACTTCGTTGCGCCCTAACTCCCAGCCACTATCATACGTAAATTTATCGAAGTAGTGCTTGAAGTCGTAGCCCTTATCCGCTTCATAAGGCCATACTGTTTCGCCTATTAGGTCTAGTCCCCCGTCCACGGCCACGAAGTCTATACGGTCGTGGTCTTCCGTCATATCTAGCACTTCAAACCACAATTTACGGCCAGTAGCGGTTAGTACTCTAATGTAGTCCCCTAGCGCCACCTTTTCTACGTCGTCCGTGGTCTTATTGACCGAAAACGTGAAAGTAGCTAGCCCTGTCTCTACGTCGTCGCTGTGTAAGTCGTCAAAGGCCACAAGGCCGTCTACTCCCGTAAACGACGCTTGTGCTTTAACTTCATACTTACGGCTATAGAAAGTTATCATACGTATTCACTCCTTAAGTACCCGCGTACTACTTGGGTATTGCTTTCTGGGAAAGTTAGGCCTACTTCTGTAGTACGTCCAGCTTTAATACTAAAGCCACGGCCTTCGCTAAGATATACACGCGTTTTACCGCCCCCGCCAATAATATACGCTTCATTCGTGAAGGTATCGTAAATAAAGCGCTGGCCTGTGTTAATAAATGGCCTTTGGTTACTAGCGTATCCGAACTGGGCTATATTGCCGTCTGGGTGTGTAAAACCGAATACCTTATAGTCTCTATCGGCTGTAAACTCGAAGCGCGGGAAAGCCGTAGCCGTCCCTTCGTTAATAAACGTAAGCTTATTACCGTCCCTTAGCGCTTCTTTTTCTGTTACAGCCTTAGCAAACGGGTAGGGCGCGCTTAACGATATAGTACCGTTTGCATACTGCCCGCTTACCTTGTTAAAAGTCGTATCTCCTTCCGTAGTAGCAATAAAATAGCGGTCTGGAAAATCTCCGAAGACAATTTTAAACTGTTCTTCGTTTGAAAGAATTTTCTTGACTAGCTCCCACTTTTCATCAATTTCGCCCACACAAACGAAGTCGATACTAATCGGCCTACGTCTATAGACTTTGTTTTTAAGTTTTGAGCCGTTTACCCCTGTATACTCTACGTAGGTATTTTCTACGGGCGCTAGCCCGCTTCTGTCTACGTTTGTAATTTTTAATAATTTGCCAATTTCTTGTCCGTCGATTGTAGTACTAAACATTGGTTAGCGCTCTCCTTTCTTGTATCTCTCCAGACGCTCTACGCGTTTGTTTTCGTCCCTTACGATAGGGGCTACTACTCTAGCAATTTCGCGGTTGTTTACGTTAACTGGGACTTCAACGGTATATCCGCCGTGTGCAAGCTCCATTTTGAAGGCTTGCTTACTGATGAAGGCGTTGCTACCCATTTCAAACCTAGCGCGCGCTCTGGTTAGTAAGCTGTCGCTAGATAAGTCGTAGTTCGCTATACCTTCTTTAACCTTGTATAACGCTTTATCAATAACGCCACGGTTTTTATCAATCCCCACAGCGATACCGCTTGGAATCCATACCCCCGTCTCGCGCTCCATTACCCTAGAAGGGCTATGAATATCTAAAGCGCGGTTAATCGTGCTTTTAATCTGTGAAGCTACAGCCTGCGCTCTAGCGATTGCACTACCGCTACCGCTGTCAATACCATTCGCTAGTCCTTGCATAGCATACTGTCCACTGGATACCATGCTACCGTAAATATCACGAATTTTGCCGGGCATTTCTTGTGCTTTTGTTTGTACTACTGATTTAGTTTCTTCCATACCAGTATCTACTTTGCCTTTAACTCCGTCCATGCTGGTAGCAACTTCGCCAGCGCTACTATCAATACCGCCCGCTAAGTCAGTAGAGACTTTCCCACCAGCTTCTGTCATTGAGCTACCTAGCGCGGTCTCAAAAGCTGTTTTTGAATTTTCCGCTACTGTGCTTACGGCTTCTGTAGGCGCTGTGGCGTTCGCTGTGATACTTTCTGATATATCCGTAGTCATTTTCTTACCAATGCTACCGAAGTCCGCGGACTCTACAGCACTCATTAAGGACGACTTACTAGCCGTTATCATACCTTCAATCTGTGGCGCTAGTTCGCCTTCTGGTATGTTTAACGATTTAAGTAACGACTGTTTAGCTGTGTCTCCAGCATTTTGGTAGGCTGTATTTAATCCTTGAAGTTCTGCGTCCGTAGAACTTGCAAGCGCTTGAATTTGTTGCGCACTTTCTGGCCCTGCTTGACGAAGTTTCTCGATAAGTCCTTCATCTACCCCACGTTGCATTAAAATCTGGATATTATCGCCCATGACTTTAACGGCTTCCGTGTTTGCTTGCATATTCGCTATGATATCCTGTGTAGATATTACGGCTTTCTGCTGGATACGGTCGAACATATTAGAAGCGCTATCTTTTAGACTGTTGTAACTTTCGTTCATTTTGTCTACTGCTTGCTGTTGGTTCTGCGTTAATGACGCGTACGTGATAACTTGCTGGTTAGCTCCATTTTCCACGGCCGTAGCTACTTCTTGACTGGCTGTTACCATTTCTTGCTTAAGGCTTTCCTGTGCCTGTTCTAGCTCTGGTAGTTTTGCGTTAAGTTTGTCGTATTCGTCTCCTAAAGGTTTTAGAAGGTTTAAGGTCTCGTTATATGATAAGTTTTCATCATTTCTAACTTGATTTATTTTTTCTTGTATTTCTAATAATCTAGCTTTAACTTTACCTGTTGTGTCGTAGGACTCTTGTATCGATTTTTCTAAGTCAATTAGCTTCTGGTTTCCTGCTCCAGCGTTGATACGTTGTAAAATCTGGTCTTTATTCATACTTAAAGACTTCGTATTTTTATCAAACTTCAAGCTTAAGCCGTCTACGTTACCGTTAAGTGTTTCGATATGTTTCTTAAGTAGCAACGTCTCCCCAGCCGTTCGGTTTTCCTTACTAGCAAGGGCTACGATTTCGTCCGCTAGTTTTCTGTTACCTTCTGCGCTGGCTTCTGATACTTGCGTAAGCTCTTTCTGTTTGTCTATTACGTCGTCGATACTTGATATCAATACGTCGGAAGCTTTGGCGCTCCCTTCTAGTTCTGCCTTGTACTTCTTGCTGGCTTCACTTTCACGGTTAAACCATAAATGTAGGGCTGTTAGTCCGCCCACTACTGTAGCAATAGCTAAAGCCCACGGGTTAGCTAGGCTTATAATACCGTTGATTGAAGATACTAAGCCACTAATGGCCGTACCAATGGCTGGTATTACCCCGCCAGCCGCCACAATTCTAGCTGTAAGGTTTAAAATGATACCGTTTAGGTTTACAGCATTGATACCGAACTGGTCTAACAATGTAATTACAAAGTTAACACTCTTAAACGCCAGAATAGACGCTAAAAGTCCCGCAAACGCTGGTTCTAAAGGCTGTATAAACGTGTGAATTTCTCCTACTACACGAAAAATTTCTTTAAAGACGGGTATACTACCACGTATAGCGCTGTTAATTGCGTTAAAACTGCCGTTAATAATGTTTTTAAGGCTGTCTATATGCTGGTCTATGTTTTTACCTGTAACGGCCTTAGAAAGGTCGTCAAACGCCTGTATCATGCTTGCTAAACCTTTTACGCTACTGTTAGCTAAGTTCTTTAACGAAGTACCAATACCGCGCGAACTCTCTCTAGCTAGTTCTTCAAACCCGCCTACGCCTTTATTTAGCTCGATAAGTTTTTTACCGAACTGGTCGAAGGTTATCTTACCTTCTTTTAAAGCGTTATAAAATTGGGTTTTAGCACTCTTTCCAGTAAACCCGAAGGCTTCCGCGGTCTTAGTTAATGCTATTGGCATGGTTTCCTGTAAAGTTCTCCAGCTTTGCATATCTGGTTTCCCACTAGATAGCATTTGTTGAAATTGCAATAAACCCCTGCTAGCGTCTTCCGAACTTGCTCCCGAAGCTAAAAACGCGTTATTTAAAGCGATTGTAAGCTTTGTAGAGTATTTAATATCCTTCGTGATTGCTGTAAACTGTTTAGCCGTGCTTACTACTTCGTCCAGACGTGTAGGGAGTCCGTCGATACCGTCGCTAAGCTGTTTAGTGCTCTTAGCTACTTCTTCCGTACTAAAGCCCATAAGCTTTAATACTCTGGGGTAGCTGTTAAGAGTGTCAAAACGCTTAATAGCTCCGTCCAGAGAATTGGATAGGATATTTAAAGATTTTTCTGCAATTCTAACTAACCCGAAGGCTAAAAAGAAGTCGCTTACACGTCTTTTACTTCCGTCCGCTTCGTCTCCTACCTTCTTAAATTTGTCGGGTAGGTTTCCTGTCCCTCCGTCTGGTACTGGCTTACCTGCTTCGTCCTTGAAGCCCTTAACCTTTTTAGCGCTTGTATCTGCTTCCGTACCAGTCGCTTTAATACCTTCTTTAGCGCTGTCTACTCCACCTTTTACGGGCTTTTCTACTTCGGCTTTTAGGTCTTTAATCTTTGCTTTACTCTTTTCGGCTTCCGCGCTAGCTTCTTGTAGATTTTTCTTGAAGCCGTCCATACCGTCGCTTTTTAGATTGCGCTGTATTTCTGCTTTAAGTTCTTTGATACGGCTTTTTAGTTTGTCAACGTCTACCCCGTCTACTACTACCTGTATCTCTAGTTTAGCGTCTGCCATATTATTCCCCCTTTCTGTTACCTTTCAAGCTCCACGCCTTTTGTAGCTTCTTCATTTGTTTCTTGTACTCGCTACTATCGTGCTTGCTTGGTGTCCATTCTCGTATACTTCTTACTTGGTGCATTATCGTTCCGTCTGGTAGTCCGTTTAATAAAGCTATAAACTCGTACCAGTGAAGACGGCCTAGCTCCTTAGAAAGGTTAATACCGTAAGCCTGCCTAAAAGACGCGTAAATAAGTTCAGCGTCTTCTACAAAGTCCACTGTAGGCTCTTTGTATTGTCTAGGCGCTTTTGGTAAGGGGTTCCCTAGCAAGTCGTACGCTTCTTCTTCGTCCGCTCCGTTTCCTAGTTGTAAGACGTTCTTAAGTATGTAGTCTACTACGAACGCTTGTTCGCTTTCTTCACACTCAACGTCTAAAGCGTATAACATGAGCGGTATACGGTCTTCTATATCCAGTTCGTCGTGTCCGTGGATATCTTGAAAGTCTAGCACTTTATCAAAAGACAGATTGATAGCGTACGTTTTGCCATTATACTCGAACGAATTAAGTAGGCGTTCATTTAATTTCATACGGCCTACTCCCTTCGTTATTTCTTAGCGTCTAACTGTGCTTTTAATTCGTCTACTTTAGCCTTATTGACCGCCATACGTTTCGCTTCGATTTCTTCAAGTTTAAGCTCGATATTAGCGCGTACTTCAATCAATGCGCGACTCAATGCTTCAACGTCTGGAAAATCTGCGTACAATGTATCGAACGTCCCTTCGCCTAGTAACAAGTCATAGTTAAGCTTAACGCCTTCTTTAGCGTAGTCGATAGCCTTACCGAAGCTGTCTACGTCTACCGTTTGCCCGTCGATAATAGCCGTATCTACGATAGACTTTTGTAGCTCTTTAATACGCTCGTTAACTGTCGCTTCTAGCTCCACGTAACGCTTAGCGCTCTCTGATGATGTGCTGTAAAAAAATTCATGCCCACCAATCTTAACGGGAAAGCCTGTACGCTCTAATTTAATTTCAATTTCTGCCATGTTTTGTTATCTCCTTTTCTGGTCTTAATCGTAAAAAAATAGGGGGCTTCATGCCCCCTATTACGTCCTTACTCTACGTATGGTACTTCTTTAGGAAGTGTGTTGTAAGATAGAGTACACTCGAACTTACCATAGTCCCCAGCGTCTCCACCAGCGGTAACGATATTAGTAGCTGTAGCAACGCCTTCTACCTGCGTTTTTTTGTCAGCTTCTACGATTTTGTGCCATACTTTACGGTCGTCCCCTGTTTTACGTTTTTTACCCGCGATTAGGTTCTGCGCTTCGTCTGAATTGTCTCTAAACCCTTCAAACTTCCAGCTTTCTTTTACTCCAATTACAGAAGTTTCTTTAGTTCCGTCTCCGTCGTAAAAAGCTGTGTCGTCCGTTTCTTCGTCTGTATCGTCGTCGATAGTTGAAACATATTTAGCTAAGCGTTTGTATTTTGTTTTGTCTGGCGCTTGCGTATCTTCTTTGCTCCACTCTGCTACCCAGTGTTCACGTAGCGCATTTTTAGTTCTTGCCATGTAATATTATCCCCCTTATTGGTTATGTACCGTTACATACGCTGTAAACGTAAATGTAAAGTACATATAGTTGTCTTTAGATACGTCCGTAAGATACTGTTCACTACTGATACTAATCTTGTTAAACTCAAAACTCCCGTTACTGCTGTCCAGCTCCGTAAGTTCTTCAAGACTTCTACTGATTAGTCCTAGCGCGTTGTATCCTTCGTCCCTGTCTTCCGTTTTAACTTTTACTTGAATTTCATAATTTAACGACTTTTCCTTAACTCCGTCCATGTATTCCTGTATCGTCCTACCGCCAGCAAGCGCGTAGATAGATATAGAATTACTGTCTGAATTGTATTCATTGAATACTGGTAAGCCCGTATTTAAGCTGGCTAGATAATCCGCTAGCCGTTCCTGTAAGTCCATTATAGCCCCGTCCCTTTCTTAAGTGCTTGTACCCAGTTTTGAGTATGTACCGCTTTAGCTTTCAAGTCCCAGCGCGTTCCAGTTCCTGCCGTTGTAAAGTGCGCGTCTTCGTAGAAGCGTCTTCTAGCGTAAGGTGTATGCCATTGTAAGGCTTTACCGCCCCTCGCTACCTGTCCGCTTAATCTTAACGTACCTTTACGAAAAGGTATATACGGGTTCACGTCTGAAAAAATCTGCGCCGCTAGTATCTCCTGCCCCTTAGCCATATTATTACGGCTAAGTTTACGGTCTAACTTGCTGGTGTCTAGCTTGTTAGTTAACTTAAGCATACGGTACAAGCTCCACTTCATAAGAGAATAGCTCGTTACGGTACGGCTCGTAGCACTCTACCAGCTTATACACTTTATAAGCCTTTCCTTTGTGGATTACTTTAGATTTCTCCACGATTGGTACAAAAGGTTCTGTAGCTCCGTTATACATGAATAATACAGCCGTTACGGTCTCGCTTTCAGTACTCTTACTTACTTCGTAAGTCCGCGTCATATCCACCCTACAGTCTTTAATAGCGATAGGCTCTTTAAATGCTGGTTTATGGTTTCTATCCTGTCCGCTGTACTCGTAGTACTCAATATCATGTATAAGCGTAGGCTTTAGTTTCTGGATTAGATTTTTTACCGTATTCATGCGTCCACCCCGCGCCACATTCGGCCAGTAGCGGTAAGATTGTCAATAAAGCCAATGCAAGCGATACGCTTAGTGTTTGAGTGTCCGCTGTTGCTGTATCGTGACCCGTTACTAATCGTAGTACGGCCTATAGTCAGCGTTTGCGGTTCTTCGTTTAAACCTTCTAGCGTAGTCACGTTTTCGGCTCTAAAGTACTTCACTTGCTCGCGTATTGCGTCCTTGATTGCGTCGCGAATGAAAGGTAGTTCGTTATTAAAATCGTTATAAAAGTAAAAACGTCGTGTGTATATATTTACCAGCGTTTCAGCTAGTTCTACTAGTGTCTTAACATTGTTAGGGCTATCGTCTAATTGTGTCGCTAGCTCCTGTAATTCTTCCTGTGTTAAGTACTTCAAGCGTCCGCCCCCTTTACTAATTGGGGGGGCTTTTCGCCCCCGTTTGTTATTTCTTTTTGTTGTCCGCTTCTTCTACTTCTTCTACTGTTTCTACTTCCGCTTCATATCCTGCTGGTACTTCTTCATATCCTGCGAATTTTAAAGCTTCGATAAAAACTGGGTCTGATACGACGTACTCTACATCGCCTTTTACTAATTTAACCATACTTTGTCTCTCCTTAAGTTTATTTATTAAACGCCTTTGTGTACGTAAATGTTCTTAGCTTGATTGTTTAACACGAACGCGTCATAGCGTAAACGTCCTTCTACTAAGTAACCACTAATACCTACTGGGTCTTCATGTACTTTGTAAGACTCTAATTTAACTGGAGATACAGTAGCGTTTGGGTTAGTGATAACGAAGTCTACTTTTTCTGGTAAAACGTCCGCTGTAGCTAAGATAACTGGTAAGCCGTCTACCATACCTAACTGGCCTGTCATTAGTACTTGTTGCCCTAATTCAGACGCTTTAATGAAGTTATCATCAAGTTTTAATTTCTTGAAGAACTCTGTAGATACGTAAATTACGTTTCCTGTACGTGGCGCTTTAGCTTCACGTAAAGCTACTTGACCGTCTAAGACTTTTTCGTAAGCTTCGTTTTTAGCGATAGCTCCAGTAACTGTTTTACCTGCTCCCGCTACGATTGTAGCTAAACGGTGTTTATCTACTTCTGGTACTACTTGTTCGCGAATTTGACGCGCTAAGGCTTCGCCTACTTCCATAGCTCCGTTAGTGTCGTCTGCGCTCTTACGGTCGATAGAGAACGTGAAAGAACGGTCTTTTTTCATTTTAAGGTCTTGTTTAGAGTTTTCTAACTCTGACGCTGTACCATAGCGTTGGTTACCTGTAGTAGTGTAGTCGTTTAAAGCTACTGTACCTACTGAATATACTGTTACTGTTTCTACCCCTTGAAAGTCGTAGTTATTGTTTACTGCTGGTGTTGTAATGGCTTCTTGCGTTAATTTCTCATCAACCTTAGAAGCGAATTTTGAAGCGTATTCTACTGCCATATTTATATATCCCCTTTTTATTTAAGATTTTGTTTTTATGCACGGTCGAAGCCGTTAAATAAAGCTTGGTCTAGCGCGTCTAAAGACTCTGGGGCGCTTGGGTTACCCTTCGGTACAATCGTAGGCGTTTTTGGTTGTTCTGGCTCGCTAGCGTTAAATAAATAGCCGTCGCTCTCTTTCAATGCGTCTAATTGCTCCGTTAAGCCCGTGTATTCGCCTTTTTCGTCTTCTACGATACTTTCCATGTTTAATAACGATTTAACCGCCTTAAGGTTGCGTACATTCGCTTTAGTTAAACCTAAGTCAATAAAGCTGTTTAATCTGTCCGCTTTTCGGGTTTCTTTTAAGCTTTCAATTTCTTTTTCGTAGCCTAAAATTTTCCCTTGTAATTCGTCTGCCGTAACTGATTTAGATTTTAATTCTTCTACCAGTTGTTTAGCCGTGGCTAGTTCTTCTTCCAGCTCCTTACGTTTAGCTTTTGACTTGCTTAGTCGTAGCTCTGCGTTGTCTTCGGTAGTGGTATAGATTTTGTTTTCAGCCATACCGTTTACGATTTTAGTTACTGTTGCTTCGTCAAGTCCTAAGCTTTCTAGTAGCTCTTTTAACTCCATTATTTTTATCTCCTTATCCCTACGCTTTTAACGGGGTCGCGTCCCGTGGTTAGTTTTGTTGTGGTTCTTTAACGTCTGCCACTCCCTTAAAGACGTGGTTTTATTTCTGTTGTGGTTGGATTGGGGCTTTCTCTAGTGAATAGTCCCGCTTAAGGTCGTGCTGTTTCACGTATTCGGCCATTCGTTTCTGTTGCTTTTTCAGAAGCTTCTTGTAACGTCCTACGCTGTCGCTGTCTAATGTCTTAGCTAGCTCTAGCTTTCCCTTTGTCTTTCTGATACGTCTAGCCAGTAGTTTCCGTCCTTGCTCTATATCTTCGTTCTTTTGAGCTTCTAGCGGGTCGTACTGTGGCTGTGTGTTTTCCATGCTATCTGGGTAAAACGGTATCCATAAGTGACGACAATTTACGCCCCTATGTCCCGCTGGTGTCCCGTATCCATATTCGTAAGCGCTTGGGTATCCGCTGTCGTTCTGCCCTATAGGTCGTATGTCGATTACCTTACCTTGACAGTATGAGCAAGCTTCACGGCTTTTCGGGTGTGAAGATACTAATACCGTGTATAATTCTTCTTCCGTCATTCTGGCCGTACGTACGTCGTTGTATACGTTCTGTACAGCGCTCCGTGTTACCACTTCCGCGTATCGTTCGATATTCCAGCTTCTTCCAGCGCTGTCGTAGAAGGTACTAGGTAGTCCTTTATCGTATACGTCCATTACAGCGCCTTCTAGCGCCTTATCCAGCGTTTTACCACCATTTAGTACACTAATAGTCGTACGTCTTAAAACGTCGTCATACGCCTTTCTAATTGAGTTCTGCGCTATATTAGAGTCTAGTAACGTCTTCTGTACTCGTTCGTCGAAGTCTCTAAGCGCGTCCTTTACAATCCTGTTTGTTATGGTCTGGGCTTGTTCGGTATTTGTTCGCCCGTCGAAGTATCTAGCGTTATCTTTGTCTACCTTAACGCCCGCTTCTTCGATTTCTGCCCTTACCTGTGCATTTACTCCCTTAAGTTTCTTAGCCATTTCTTCGCGTTGCCTAAACACAAACGAATACTTTTGTAGCTCTGCTGTCGCTCTCCACTCCAGTAGGTCGTCCGTGTCTGGCTTCAATACTTCCGCTATATCCGTCATAGCTTCCAACGTAAGAAGGGCGTATAGCTCTCTTACGCGGTCGCTGTGCTTGTTTAATTGGTCTGGCGTTAACATTATTCACGCCCGCCGTATTCTTCGTCTATGGCCTTTAATTCGCGATATTCTGCGCTGGCCTGTTCCTGCTCTAGTAAGATATCGTTAAACCATTCTCCCGCCTGTTCGTCCGTTAAGTTGAATAAGCGCTTAATGGCTTCTTTCTTACTGATTAGTTGATTTAGTGAAGCATTGGCTAGGAAGTCTAATTCTGCTTTCTTATCGTTAAAGATACCGTCGTCAAAGTCGATACTGATTTCGTCATACGTAGGTACTGTGCCTTTGTACAATCCAGTAGCAATGGCTAGTTCGAATACAGATACGATAAGCTCTTTTAAAAATTCTTCGATTTCTGATACGTGGCTATTACGTGTTCTGTAAGTGTCTGATTTCTCGCTTACGATTTCTGTAGCGGTCTTCATGCTCTTACCGTCGAACGTAAACGTACCGCTGGCTAGCCCTGTTTGTAGCTCTAGTGTGCTTAAGAACTTATTAATAGCTTCGATATACTGGCTTACTCGTAAGTCTGATGTAATATCTTGCTTAGTCATATCGTCGATACCTGCTGGTAGTCCTACGAATACGTCTGTTTCATCATCAAAGAATTGTCTAGGCTGTCCGTCTTTTGTGATTTCAGTACGTAGTAAGTGGTCTGAAACGATAAAGCGACGTTTACCCTGTCTAATCTCCCACCTAAAGGCGTCGTACGTTTCATCAATCTGTCTAAGCGTAGGCTTTGCATTGTCGAAGATTGATAAACCTAGCGGGCTTCTTGGGTTGATATTATTAAAGCCATACGGTTTAAGATATGCGAATAGCGGACGGCTTAAGTCCTTAAAGCGTACTACTTCGTCCAGCTCTGCGTATGGCTCGTAGTCGCTTAGTGGGATACGTTTACCAATATCTGTTTCTCGTTCGCTCCAGTACAACTCATGAGTGATTGTGTATGTACCGTCTTTAGCCCACTCATGGAACTCTAAAAGCGTGTAGTAGTGTGTCTTACGTCCTACCGCTTCCGTTGATACGTTTGTAATTACACATTCACTAATGTTATTAGTATTCGCTTGTAGCGGTATGAAGGTATCGGCTAAGCACCAGCTAAACTCGATACGGCCGTTATCTACGTAAGGACGTACAGCAAGCCCACCAGTAGCGAACATGATTTCTAAGTATTTAGCAAAGTTCTTCTTAAACTTGTTATCGTTAAACACTTTCTGGATAAACTCGTTCGCTGTTGATTGCTCCATGTCGTCCACTTGAATATTACATTGTTCATTGAATACGATACCCGCTAAGTAGTTACTAACTACCTTAGCCATGTTAAGAGATACAAACGGACGTTTTACACGTCTACCGTTACTGTTTAAGTACTCTAACGGCTCATGGATACCTCTATAAATTTTAAAGTTCTGTTTAACCCGCTCTAGCTCTCTCTGGTCGATTGCTACCCGCGGGTGGTCTGTGATTACGTGTAGGCTCTGGCCTAGTAAAATATCTTTCAAGCTCCCGCCCCCTTTCTTAAAGTAGTGTATAAGTCTATTCCACCAATTCAATACGCTACCCCCTTCCTGTTACCTTGCTAGTTGCAAGTCTGTTAGATTGTCTACGACGAAGTACTGGAACGCGTCACATGTATGGTCGTCCGTTTTAACTACTGCTGGGTTGTTAGTCAGTAGGCTACGTTGCTCCCACGTATAGCGCTTATGTTCTTCCATGAAGTACTTTACGTTATTTTCTGTATTCAACACATAAAAACGCCCTTCTGCTAGAAGGCTCTGGACGTATTCCGTCATTGTGATTTTTAATTTTTTAGCTACTGGCTTCCAGCGTATTCCGTAGTCCTTGAAGTACTCATTACGTATACCACCTTCCGCGCTATCAATCGTACGGTTACGAACTGGTGTTCGGTATTTCTCGAACATGGCCGTCTCGAAGTCGTACAAGTCCTTAGATAGGTCGCTAGGCGCTTTCTTAACGGTCTTACCTGCTGGGCTGTAGTAGTACGTATCCAGTAAGTATACGTTCGGTAACGCTCTACCGTACTTCATAGTAACCATAAAGCATAAGCAAGCGGTCGCGCTCTGCTGGTGTCCTGTATCCAGTCCAAAGTACATATACGTTAAGCGTTCGTCCTTCGGTATCTCTGATACTTGCTTCATCAAGTTAATGTTATATACGTCCGTCCCTAGCCCTACTGGTTTCCCTAGATATAAGTACTCGTAGTAGTCTCTATCGTTCTGCTTGATACGTTCGATTTCATCTAGCATTTGTTCGGTTACAAAGCCTAGCGCGTCGTCTAAGTAGCTACTGCTGTGTATCAAGTGTTTATCGGACGTTTTAAGCGTCTCCACCCACTCGTTAATCCAATGGTACGTATTACGGGGTGGGTTAAAGCTCCAAAAGAATTGTACGCGCTCGTACTCTGGGTGTTTCTGTCTCATGAAAGTGCTGTTAGATTGGTCGAACTCTTCCGCGTCTTTAAACTCGCTAGCTTCTTCATACCATACGGCTATAATTCCGCCTACTTCGTTCGATTTAAGCTTTTCAAAATCATCTTGACCGTAGAAGTGAAAAGTACTTTTAGTCTTCTTATGGATAATCTTATACGGGCTTACTCGATAGTCAAAGTTATTCAACATATCAAACTTACCAATAGCCCACTTGATTTTATTATACACGCTGTCCGCTATGGTCTTAGCCACCTTACGGACTATAACTACTTCTACCGTCTGGCCTTGATTGATTGCCTTAATCATTTTAAACACTAGTAGCAAGGCTATTACGGACGATTTAAAAGAGTTACGGCCACCCTTTAGTATTATGTAAGGCTTGTTACTCTTCCACACTGGTACGAACGTAGGGTTGATATTCTCGCTAGTTCTAAACGTCGTCGTAGATAATGATGTTTTCTTCATTATTCACCCCTGCGCTTTCCTTAGCATTCTTAAGCTTAAGCGCCTTAATGCGTTCTTCTTGTTCGGCTATATCGTACTTATCCTTATCCGTAGTAGCTAGCTTTGTGATATTCTCTACGGCTCTCTGATTGCCTTTAGACGCTTGCTGTACGGTCGCTAGTGCTACTAGATTTTCATACGTAAGGTCTAATCCTACCGCTTGTAGTTTCTTAATGTCCTTGGGGTCGGTTACGTCCATTGACAGTATCGTTTTAATAGCTTTCTTAAGGTCTGACTTTTTCCGTCTGGCCTTACCGCTAGCAATTCCACCCTTACGCGCGATTTCCCTACGTTCTTCCAAACTTCTGGTATTGGACGGTCGTAAGTTTTCTATACCGTGCCTTTTTTTCTTCGGCTGTTGCTGTTCTGTCAAGTTTTCACTCCCTTTTATCCCCTTTCACGGTTATTTTAAAACATAAAAAAAGACGCTGTTAAGCGCCTATATGAGCGTATAGCTCTAAGTGTATTATTTATGGCTCTACTCTGTTTGTGTTTAGATTAGAGTATATACTGTATAAGCTATCGATAGCTTAGTACGTAGTTGCGCTAAAGCTATTAGGCTATCAATGTCAGAAGTTAATAGTCTAGTATCTTTTCTACGTATCCGTCCATTCGGTACAGTTCCTAGTATGTCGTTAACCACATATACGCTACATACTACTATCTTGTATTTTAAGTTACTGTCGTCGCCATTCCACAGTAACCATTTAGCCGTACCTATTGCGTGGCGTACTCGCGCAACGGCTCTCAGTGGTATATGTATTATATTCTTACAAAAACCCGCCAGCGCGAGGTGTCATGCACTAGCGGGAAAATGTTAGAAGGAAGGCCACCATACATTACGTACGGTTATCGTTCGTGATTGGGTTGAACAATCGCTTACAGCAAGTTTACAAAATGCGTAAAAGATAAACAAACTTTTGAAAAGAGAAATTTAGTTTTATTAGGCTGTGTAAAAATAAACTTTAAAGGATAGACTATTTATACTTGCTGTCGTGCTACGTTACACTACCGAACGTACATTCGCGGGACGTTTTGCGAACGCCCCTACGAAAATAAATAAAGAAGTAAAGAAGATGACCACGGTAGCAAGCCGTCATTACTCAACTTGCTACACTATCAATATATCATACTTTTTAGTGGAAAACTATACAGTTTTTTCCAAAATTTAGATACTATCGCTAAGGCCTAGAATATTCGCGAATATCTCCAGCGTTTGGTATCTAATGTTATACGCTTGGGACTTGCTCCAGCCTACTCGTTTAGCTACGTCTTCCCACGGCTCTAAGCCACCACTTTTAAAATACTTTTCTTCAATTAGTACCCTAAAGCTGGGGTTAATGGTCTGGATTGCTTCCAACGTTTTCTCGATTGCTTCCAGTACCTTCTGTAAGAATATAAGCCGTTCGTCTGATAGTTGCTTAATTACCATGTTTTCAATACTTTTAGCGGGTATGTTGCTTTTCCCCCCGCCTACGTTTTCGTCTATTTCTCTATACGTAAGTTCGGCCTTACGTACTAGTATCTTCTTTTCGTAGCTGTGGTAGTCTTTGAACAGTTTTTCAAAATAGGCTAGCTCTGTTTTATCTAACATTTACTACCTCTTTCAGCTTATGCTTGATTTCTTCGTATGTTTCTCTAATCTCTATCGGGTAGTTTAAACCGTCTATCTGTATCATTGTCTTATTCGTGTATTTTCCGTTGTAAACAATTTTAATCTTATTAGCATTTATCATTAAGTATTGCTTTTCGTTCGTGTCGTATACTTCTATCACTTGCTTTGTCTCCTTTTCTTTTCGATAAGCTCTAGTACTTTTCTAGGTTTTTTATCTACAGTTACCCGTAGCGGGTGTCCGTTTGTGTCTACGTGTGTCCCTTCGTTTGGGTTATCCTTGTTTACTGCCGTTAACGATACTATCTGGTCTACGTTAATCCAGTACACTCTATCGCGTACTACGTCGTATAACTCTATCATGTTCGTACCTTCTTTCCAGACGTTCTTTTACGTCCTTAAAAATTCCTTCTAGTTTTCCGTCTTGTACTATCTCTAATACCGTTAAATTGCCTTTACCGTCTTTAGCTGTTAGTACTTCCGTTATTATAATCTCGTTACCTACACGCTCTGGCGCTCTGGTTATCTTATACACTTTATCGAACTGGTGTTCGTCTTCTTTAGCGTATTCTATAAGCTTCTTAACGGCCTTAGCGCTAGCCAGTACACTTAATGTGTCGTACTGGCTTGTAATTATCTGCGCTAGCTCTACCCCGTCTTCTATCCGTACAGCTACGTCTTCAATTAGTGATAGGTCGTATATCTCTAGTGTACTAATATTGTTATCTAGCGTTAACTCAATCATTCCCAGTAACGCCCCCTACCTACCGTTTTTATATAATACCGTTCTTCTAGTTCTACGGTCTTACCTGCTACTTTTTTCTCTCTAACTACTGTATACGTGTCCGCTACGTCTACCGTTTTGCCGTTGTAGTCTTTAACAGTTACTCTACTTGTTTTAGTCGCTGTTGTTACTACGTACTCTATGCATTCTAGGTCGTACCTGTATCTAGCGTCCTTTTTCTTATACATTAACTTTTGAGTGTATCTGTATATACAGTCAGTATCGTTTTTAGGCTTTGCGAATAAGTCCGTTTCTTGCTGTAACATTCGTTCTATCTGTCTCTTAGTCTCTAAGACTGTCACGCTACAAAGTAGTCCGCTTAGTGTTAAGCTAGTGTACTCTCCTTTAAGTCCTCCATAAATTTCTCTCATAGATACGATACAGCTAGTGTCGTAGATTTCTAGTTTAGTGCCTTCTTCCGTGTGTAGCTCTATCATTTTCTTTTTTCCTTCCATTCGTCGTACCATTCGTAAATGATAATACCTAAAGCTAGTAACAATACAATGCTGTATACTACTACGTCAAAGATAATCATTACGATTACTGGCTTAAGTACTGCCATGTACGTCAATCCGCTACCGTCTAACTTGTTGATAAAGTTAAAAATTGTTAATCCAATGGCTACAAGCCACGCCAATCTGTGAATAATTTTCATTTTCTATAACTCCTTCATATCTTCAATAAATTTCACTAATTGTTTAAAACTTAAAACTATAACCGTCCCGCCACCTACTACGATTAAGAGTAGTATAGCTACTAGTCCCGTTATTCTCTGGACGTATCCCAGCCATACTAAAGCCAGCATTACTACTAGTAGCATGATAAACAGATACGCTACTACCGTCGTTTTTACAATCCCTATAATGTTCTTTTGTAATTTCATACGTTACCCCCTTCTTTTTTTCTTCGTTTTATTGCAACTCTTTTCAGTCTAACAAGCTCGTTACGGGTCGCTTGGGTTGATTGGTTTAAGCGCTTCTTTTCGTACTCTAGCATTTTCACTTTTGCTAAAATCTCGTTATACCTAGCTCTAACTCCGTCTAAACGTAAGCTATCTACTCTGGTATCGCGTTCTAAAGCTTCCAGTCTATCTAGTGTATTTTCGTCCATTTCTTTAGCTCCTTCTACGTAAACTTCCAGATACTTTTTACAGCTTTCTTTACTACCGCTAGTTCTTCTTTTAGTTTTTCGTTTTCAGCTTGTAGGCTATCCATCTTTTTGTCCATAAGCTTTACAGCTTCTGTTAACATGCCTACGTTACGCTGTATCCCTTCCGTTACGTCTAATAACTGTTCTACAATGTCCGCCACTTCTTTACCCCTTTCTAGTATACTCTGATACTGTTTTTAAAATCGTTTATATCAATCGTGATAGCTCTATTTCTAACTACTTGGTACTCCTTAAAGTTATCAAGCTCTTTTTCTAGCGTCTCTACTCGATTAGTTAGGCTTTCTATCGTCTGATTATATTTAAGCTCTAGTTCGTCTAATCGATTAAGCGCGTACTTTGTATACTTGTCCATAGCTTACAACTCCTTACAGTTAACTACGGGGTTAATATACTTATCCCACGTATAAGCCGTAGCTGTAGGAAAGTCGTTTATTTTGTCCAGTACCTTCTGTAGCTCTTTTACGTACTTTTCGGTCGTATCCGCGTCTAATCGTTCGTACAAGTCTTCGTAACCTAGTTCACTCTCTGCCAGTTCTTCGTATAGGTTTGATAACACGCTTCTAGCGTCAATTTTAAACGGTGTTTTTTTGACTGTAAAAAAGCCTGTTCGGTTTCTTATACCCATATAGTTCCAGTCTTCTTTTAGTTTGTCTAGTCCACCCAGTTCGCCCCTATTTTCGTCCCAGTAGTAGCTATCGCTATCCGTTTCGTTAATTGTTACTATCTTCATATCTTCCATGTTCTTTACTCCTTTACAATATCGGCCACGTAGAACTTACGCGCACTATTTTTTGTATCTCTAACTATGCTTTCTACGATTACTTTAGCGTCGTTTTTATCCAGCTTGTAGTGTTTTTCCAGATAATCGGCTATATGTTCTAGTACCACTTTATCTACTTCGTAAAGCCCTAGATACTCGATAAGCTCGCTGTCTACGTAAGCGTTGATTTTGACCGTTTTAAACGTGTCGCTGTGTTGCTGTTCTTCGGCTGTTAGTACTACTTCTTCGATTTTGAGAATATCGCGCCACTTTTTTAGTACGGTCTTCCATAAGCTATCGCTAAACGGTATAACTTTATACTCTACTTTTAGCGTTGTAATGCGTATTTTCTGGTCTTCTTTCTCATATGGTTTCATTCTTCTTTACTCCTTCATTTTGCCTAACTTCCTGCTGTGGTGTTTAGCTGTACGTGTCGCTAGATACATATTCAGTCCCTTGTATCCTAGCGCTTGCATAATCTTAATAATTCTGGCTACTTGCTGGAAGCCTACCCCGTCTACTAGGCCGTTTTCTAAGTCTTTTAGCGTGGCTTCTTTAATGTTTAAGACGGTTATTACTGTATCTTTCCCACGGTCTTCTATCATTTGGTTAAATGCGTCCGTAAACGCTTCGGCTGTAAACCAGTATTCGGGCTTTTTACGTTCGCGTTCGGTCGTCTGGATACTGTATACGTCGTAGTGTAGTTTAGTTCCCTTAACGTACGCTTCCGCTTCTTCCTTCGTGTTAAATTGCTTCGCTTTAAAATTAAATTTAGTTAACTCTATCGTGTTTTCTGGGTGGTCTTTGTCCATGTATCCACGTTCTGCGCTGTAGTTCTTCTTACCAGCTACGTAGAATACTCCCGCTTTTAAAATATACTTCTTACTCATTTTCTAATATCCATTTCTTAAAAATCGCCAATGTTCGGCCAGTTATTTTTTTTACGTGCATAAATTGGTATATACTTTGTCGCGACGTTCCTATGTCCCTAGCTAGCTCGCTTATCTTCAAGTAACTCATACGCTTTTTGATTACTCTAAAGCGCTGGGCTAGGTCTTCGTGTTCCACTTCGTCGTAGTAGTACTTTTCGCGTCGTCTAGGCTCTTTATCAGTCGCTCTAGGTCGTTTAACGTCGTATTCAGCTCCTACTAGCTTTTTACGTTTCTTGTTTACAAGTCTACGCTCGTTTCTGTATACAATAATCCAGTTAAGGCGCGTTTCTGCTACCACTTCGTAGTCTATTCCGTCTAGTTTAATCGTCTTCATGTTCTAAGGCCTTTAATCTCCTTTCACGCTCTAAGGCTGTTAATCTTCTGTGTTGCTCTGGCGTAACAAGCTCGAAAGTAGTTATAGCCCCGTTTTTAATGGCTGTCATATCGCCATACCACGGTACTAGCCCTTTACGGTCGCAAAACTTTTTTATATAGCCTATCACGTCGTAGTTAACGCTATCGTTTAGGCTATCCCTTTCCACCAGCTCGTAGACTGGTGGTGTAGGTAGCTCGATATGTCCTTTATACTTCACTTTTGGCGTCGCTGTGTGGCGTGGTTTGTAAGTGTCTAGTGTGTAGATAGGCTGTAACGGTGGATTACTTTACCGTCCTTGTACGTGATATTTTCGACTGTGTATACGTCCATTTTTCATCACTCCTAAAACGGTAGGTCGTCTTCACTTACTTCGTAAATTTCTCCATTGGCCGTAAAAGGGTCGTTTTTTGCAAAATTTACGGGCGTATTTTGATTTTGGACGTTATTATGTCTATTTACATTACCGTTGCTTAAAACGTCTGTATGCCCCGTTTTTTTCGATTCTAGGAAGTGGAAAGATTTAGCTAGTACTTCCGTCACGTATACGCGCTGTCCTTGTTGATTGTCGTAGCTTCGTGTTTGAATACTTCCGTCTACTCCAATTAGCGCGCCTTTCTGCGTGTTATTGGCTAGTGTTTCGGCTGGTTTACCCCAGATAACACAGTTAATATAATCCGCTTCACGCTCTCCGTTCTGGTTAGTGTACGCTCTATTTACGGCTAGCGTAAAGAATGCGCAAGCTTTACCACTCTGGGTGTATTGAAGGTATACAGCCTTCGATAATCGTCCTGTTAATGCCACAATGTTAATCATTCTGTGTTAGCTCCTTCTTAAATTTTCGTACTTCGTGTATGTCGTACTCTTTTAGTCCTTTTAAGACTTTTACACGTTTCTTAGTCTCTCTTACTTCTGACTCTAGCGGTCTAATGCCTTCGTGTAGTTCTGCTACGCTTTCAGCAAGGAAGTAGCCCCGCTTATTTCCGCGTCTTAGCGCTACGATTGGTACGCCTTTCAAACACATTTCGCGTAAGATTTCGCGTACGTTCCGTACAGTGGTCTTAAATTGTTTAGCTAGCTGGTCGCTAGTCACAGCGTTACCGTAGCCGTAGTTTAATACGGCTAGATAGCGCTTTTCTCGTTCGTTTAGTTCTTTCATGGTCTATTATCCCTTCTTACTCGTTGATAGTTTACTTATCTGGTCTAGTAGCTCCTGCTGTTTAGCTGGGTCTAGCTTGCTTTCTTCCTGTCTAGGCTTCTTAGTATCCTTAGCCCAGTCTGGTAGCGTCTCTTTGAAAGTGTTAGCCTTCTGGTATCCATTACGGCCAGCCTGTGAACGTCTATTCATTTCGGCCACGGCTTCCGCTTTGGTCTTAATGCCTTGATTTAACCACGATTTTAGGATAGCTTCCGCGTAGCTAAACTTAAGTGCGTTTTCTTTTACGGCCTTTTCGATAGCAAGCATTACTAACTCTGGACTGGTATCGTTGCACCAGTGAATTACGTTTTGCTGTACGTAAGGTGTCATCATGCCTATATTGTTTTGATAAAATTCAAAAATCTTAGCTACTTCGTTTTCTGATTTTGATAATTTAGGCGCTTCCGCTAGGTCGCTCGCGTCCCTATCTTCTACTTTACTTTCCTTTACTTTACTT